ATAAACTGCTGCTTGTTGGCAACCCGACACAGACATCCGGCATGTTCTACGACAGCCATAATTCAGAACGAGCCAGTTGGGATACCATGACGGTGGATGCCGAGAAATCGGATAGAACCGACAAGGAGAATATTGCGGCACTTAAAAAGAAGTACGGTGCTGACAGTAATGTCGTTCGTGTGCGAGTTCATGGTTTGTTTCCGTTGGCCGAGGATGATGTGTTTATATCTTTCTCCGATGTTGAAAAGGCTATGATGCTTGACCTGGGCGATGAACACGCAATACTAAAACTGTCTCTTGGAGTCGACGTTGCTCGTTTTGGCGATGACGAAACTGTTATTTACTCAAATGCTTCTAATCTCGTAAAGCTTGAGCATCGACGTACAAAACAGGATCTGATGGTAACAACGGGCGTAGTTGTCCGGACATATAAGGAGCTTGCATCAAGATATCCTGATTATCACGGGTTGATCTATATCTACATCGATGATACGGGTATGGGTGGCGGTGTGACTGACCGCTTGAGAGAAGTGAAGTACGAAGAAGGTTTACACAGGATGGTAATTGTGCCTGTGAACTTTGCGTCCTCTCCTCCTGAATTCGCAAAAGAGAGCTACACTAATATTACAGGATATATGTGGGGAGTTGTCAAAGAATTGCTCCGGCAGCGTGAATTATGCTTGCCGAATGATGAGGAACTGTCAGCGCAGCTCACCACAAGGAAATACACGATCGATTCAAAAGGCAAAATAAAGCTTGAATCAAAAGATGATATGAAAAAGCGTCAGTTGCCGTCACCGGATATGGGTGACGCACTGGCGCTTTCGTGTTATACGGCCAACATGGTGTACTTGGAATACTTGCGTCTTGGTACATTGGCGTATGTTCCCAAAACACAACCTATCAACGGGCAGATCACGAAAATATATGTCGGTGTCAGTCTGATCGATAAGAATGCCGGAGTTGCTTTCGTAGCGGCAGGCGTTATCTTCGGATATCGCGGCATGCTTGTCCTTCGTTCCGAGGTTTGTCCGACGTATGATTCGGAGTCGCTAAAAGCCAATATCTTTAAGTTTTGCGAGGATGTGTCCAAACAGTACGGCCGTGTTGACAGTACCTATGTTGACGCGGATGAATACACTCTGCAACAGGAGTTGAAAAAGAACGCAGCGAGACACGGCATCAATGCAAAAATGCGGTTAGCGGCAAATCTGAAAGAATCGGATTTGATTAGATTGACAAACTCTATGTTTCAGCGCGGAATGCTTCAACTTACTGCAGATTGTAAGGAGCTGTCAATGGAGCTCTCCTCCGCTATCTATGCAGAGAAGAACGATACAGAGCGAAAAGTTAATAATATCAACCTTCTGAGGGCTTTTGAGTACGCTCTGGAAAGAGACAGCTCGAAGTTTATGAAGGTATAAAGAAGGTGATAAACGTGGCATTTGAAGTCGTAAAAAAATTATTTAGGACGGTGAAAAACTTGATTACAGGCGAGCAAATGAAAGTCAATCCCGAAGTTGCAGAGATTGAGAATCTGTCAACGGACAGGATGCAGGAGGCTATTACAGAATGGCTAAATATGTATTTGGGGTCTGCTCCATGGATTGATGAAGAAGGGCAGTCGCTTGGCATTCCTACTGTTATGGCAGCGGAAATAGCCCGCAGCGTAACACTTGAAATGGAAATGAACATCAACGGTGATTCACCGATGGCAGAGTTTATTGCGGCTCAAATGAAACCGTTTTTATCAAATATTCGCTCAAAAGTCGAATACGCTTGCGCTACGGGCGGTGTAATCTTTAAGCCGTATATATGCGACGACGGGATTACAATCGAGACAGTTCTGCCTAACAACTTCTATCCCACAAGTTTTGACGGCAACGGAAGAATAACGGGAGGCTTTTTCCGCTTCCTGTATTATAAGGGCAAGAAGGTTTATAAGCGGTTTGAAAAACATGAAATGCTTGGAGGCGGCAAGTACAGAATAACAAACAAGTGCTTCGTTTCTTCTGATGAGACCTCTCTTGGTGATCTGTGTGAATTGACAGAGGTTCCCGAATGGTCGGCTATTTCTCCGGTGGTTGATTTGAACTATATCAGGGAGCCGCTGTTTTCCTATTTCCGAATGCCGCTTGGCAACACGATCGACACCGGCTCTCCTCTTGGTGTATCTGTGTTTGCTCGTGCAGTTAATGCAATCAAGGAAGCAGACAAGCAGTATCAGCGGCTTATTTGGGAATACAAGGCTACAGAGGCCGCTATTGATGCCTCTGATGATGCGTTTGATGTCGATATCAACGGCAAGCCGATCCTGCCGGAAGGCAAGGAGCGCCTCTACCGTATTAACTCCCTTGACTCAGCCAAGACAGGTGGTTCGGATCTGTTCAAGCCGTGGACGCCTGCCATTCGTGATGAAAACTACATCCGTGGCATGAATAGAATGCTGATGCAGATCGAGGACCTCTGCTGTGTAGCTCGCGGTACCATTTCCGATCTCAATCAAGATGTTAAGACGGCTACGGAGATTATCACCACAAAACAACGTACATACTCTACGATTTCAGATATACAATCATCCCTTGAAGATTCGCTTGACCGCCTTGTGATCGCAATTGAAGAACTTGCGATCCTCTATCATCTGTGCCCGGCAGGAGAGTACGAATGTGCGTATGTCTGGGATGACAGCGTTATCGTTGACGCCAACACCGAGCGTATGCGTGATTTGCAGGAGGTTACTCAGGGCTTGTTAGGCGATTATGAGTACCGAATGACATGGCGTGGTGAGGACGAAGAAACTGCACGGAAAAAAATCGACGAAATAAAATCAGGAAGGTCCGACAATCAAATCCTCTTTGGCAACGAGGACGAAGAAGACGACGAAAGCGATGATGACGAATGATATTAACACCTCGATACCTCGCCGGTGTTGCCGATGGCGTTGTTGATATCTTCTCTCAAGCGGAAAATGAGATACTCGCAGATATTGCCAGGCGGATTGTGAAGACCGGTGGCGTTTCAAATACTGCCGGGTGGCAACTTCAAAAAATGCGTGAAGCCGGCATGCTTAATGAAGATACGGTGAAGCAGCTTGCCGCTGCTACCAATCAGAGCGAGGCTGAAATTCAGCGAATGCTAAAGGAGAGCTACAAAAGGGCTTTATCGTTTGATATCGATGTTATTCCTGCTGATTTAAAAATGTCATGGACTCAAATCAAGGATAATCCTGCATTCCGTGCAATCATGCTCCAGGGCGTGAACAATGCTAATCAGCTTGTCAGCAACTTCACGAAAACAACGGCAGGCGCGGCGCAGACCGCGTTTTTTAATGCCCTTGACGTTTCATACCTACAACACGTTACAGGCGCTGTGACGCGCGAGGAAGCCGTAAGAGGGGCACTTAAGAAACTTGCTCAACAAGGTATTTATAAAATCGCATATCCTCAGAATAACGGCGGGGTACACTACACATCTGTTGAAGCGGCAGTCCGCAGAGCTTTGACAACCGCTGTCAATCAAAGCTGTGCGAAACTGCAGATTGCTAATTGCGATATGCTTGGGACGGACCTGGTGGAGACCACAGCACACATGGGTGCACGCCCATCACACGCAGTGTGGCAGGGTAAAATATTCAGCAGAAGCGGCTCGTCGAAGAAATATCCTGATTTTGTAAAATCAACAGGATATGGAACCGGAGACGGACTGTGTGGCTGGAACTGTCGCCATAGCTTTTTCCCGTATTTTGAGGGCTACTCAACGCCTGCTTATGATATGAGTAAATTCGACAGCGAAGAGAATGCCAGGCTATATGAGGAAGAGCAGAAACAACGTCGATATGAGAGAATGGTTCGTGAAGCGAAACGAGAGGTGAGCACGCTGGAGGCAGGGGTAGATGCTGCTGAATCTGCAGAACTGCAGGAAGGTCTTGCAGCTGATCTCCGGCAAGCGAAGCAAAAACTCAGAAACCGGCAGAAACTTCTGCGCGAATATTGCGAGGATCACGACCTATTTAACGATTACTCTCGTACATATACACCAGGATATAACGGAAGAAATAGGACAAGAATTGTCAGTGCAAAAACTCCTAAAACACTTGATAATCCTGCGAAAAGTGGTATAATGGAAACAGGAGCAATAAGTGGAGCTTTAAGCCCATACAGTAAAGCTGCAGAAAGGCATGCCGTGCAGTACTATGAGTCGGTTAGGCACATGACCTCTGATGTTGCAAGGATAGCTCAAAACACACAAATATCGGCTGATAAGATTGAGAAAATAAAAAAGCATGTATTTTTAGATGAGCATGATTTGATTGATGGTAGACATAGGTTTGTTCCTTCATATGACATGGCACAATCATGGCAAAGATTAATTTCTGGTAAATATGAAGAAAAAGATATCATCCTACTGAAGCACGAATATGCTGAATTAAGATACATGGAAAGAGGCTTATCACAGAACGAAGCACATATTAGGGCTTCTAAGCGGTATAATTATGCAAAGTACTGTGGATAAACGAGGGGATATTTATGATTAGATTGTTTAATATCATAATTAATGACAATCAAATATCATGTGATTATGAGCCAGAACTTAGTGGCAAATCTGGTCATTTATCCGTATCGTTATTAACACAAGAAGTTTCAAATTATCGTTTTTCAGATTATGAGTTTGGCAAGAAGTTCTATTTATCGCATGCATATGCGAAATTATTAGATTTGATAAATGCAGACAACCAAATTCCTCGTGAAGCATATTCAATATGTTTTTAAACCGCTTGCTTTGGCAGGCGGTTATCTTATTTATAACAAGAAAGGATTATTCAAATGAGAGAGCTTAACACAATTCAGAAAAGGGAAAAACTCAATACTGTATTTGCGGTAGACGAACCCGGCAACGGCGGAGCAAATCACGAATACCTCATTAAGGTTCCTGTGGATGTGGAGGTCAAGATCACATTCCAGAACGGCGCGAGAAATGATGAAAACGCTGTCAATGGTGTTCTCGACACCGATCTTCTCGAAATCGTCCGTGACAGGCTCAAAGGCTTTCAGAACGGCGATTTTGCCACAAGAGAAAACGCGATCGCCCTTACTCACATCGAAGAGGCTCTGTTGTGGATGAATAAGAGAGTTGAGGACAGGATTGAAAGAAATGTTCTCGGAACATATAATAAATAACTTTTGCTCTGTATCAACGGGGCTTTTTTTATACCCAAAACTAAATAACATAGCGCTAAGAGCGCACGTCCTGAACACGACGTTAAAAGGTTCTTTTTTTATGTCAAATTTTCTCTACTCCTGCGGAGATATAAATAGCGGGATAGCCGATTGTCAGAGTGAACTGACGTTTAAAAAAATCAGGCGAAAAAACGGAGGTACACATTATGTACGAATTCTTAAAAGCACTGTTCAATGACGAAAGCGGAAACCCGACTTCACTGACATTCGACCAGCTAAGCGAAAATCTGTCCTCGGCCAAGGACATTAAGCTGGTCAACATTTCCGATGGCGGTTACGTCGCTAAGGAGAAGCTGGACGCCAAGATCACAGAATTGAATGGTGTGAAGAAGCAGCTCACCGACGCAAATGCGGAAATCCAATCCTACAAGGATATGGACATCGACGGCATTAAGCAGAAGGCGAGCGAATGGGAGAACAAATACAACACCGAAACGGCGGCACTCAATGAGAAACTTGCCCAGCAGGAGAGAGCATTTGCGCGCGATCTGTTCTTCAAGAGCTATCAGTTTTCCTCGCAGTTTGCCGAGGATGGCGTGAAAGCGGCGTTTGACAAGCAGGATTTCAAACTCGTTGATGGCGAGTTCATGGGTGCAAAAGACTACATGAACAAGCTGATGACCGACGACGCGACAAAGTCCGCGTTTGTTATCGAGCCGGCAAACGGTGGTACCGATGGCGGGGATCCGCAGCCTCCGTATCAGCCGCAATTCTCCCAGCAGCAGAGACAGCCTCAGAATCCTCCGAAGCCCAAGCAGACTCTTTCGGAGAAGATGAAGTGGGCAAACGAGCATCCGGGAGCAACAATCAACTTTGATGAATAAAACAAAGGAGTGAATTGACCTTATGGCAATCTTTGACAACAAGAATTTTAACGCACAGGTTTTCGGTCAGTACATCGATCGAATTCCCAATCTTACAAGAAACCGTATGGTTTCGAGCGGCGCTATTCGTATGCGCAACGACCTGGCGACAGCCTTGAAAGACGACGTCGGCGGCAACTTTATTTCGACACCTCTTCTCGGCTTGATTAACGGCGATCCCGTTAACTACGATGGCGGTACAGATATCACCATCTCGTCCACGGCTACCTATATGCATGATCGCGTTGTCGTAGGTCGTGCAAAGGGCTTCAAGGAAAAAGACTTCTCTTACGATATCACCGGCGGAGTTGACTTCATGGCCAATATCGCGCAGCAGATTGCTGACTATTGGAACACCATCTATCAGAAGTCGCTCATTTCCTGCCTTAAGGGTGTTTTCAGCATGACCGATACCGCGGGCAGTGCGTTTGTAAACGCTCATACTATGGATGTTACGGCGAACGCTGCTGCCGGCAATGTCGGCGCAGGTTGTATTGGCGATACCACGATGAACGACGCCACACAGAAGGCTTGCGGCGATAACAAGGATTCGTTCAGCCTTGCTATCATGCACTCTGTTGTAGCAACGCACCTCGAGAACCTCAAGCTTCTGGCTTACATGAAGTCGACAGATTCTCAGGGCATCGAGAGAGACCTCGCTCTCGCAACTCTCAACGGTAAGGCTGTTCTTATCGATGACGGTATGCCTGTCAACAGCGTGAACCTCGGCACAGAGCAGTCTCCGAACATCAAGACGGCTTATACCACGTATGTTCTCGGTAACGGCGCCATCGAACTCACCGAGTGCGGCGCGAAAGTTCCCTATGAGATGGACAGAGATCCGAAGACCAACGGCGGCGAGGATATCCTCTATACTCGCAGACGCTTCTGCTTTGCTCCCTATGGCGTAAGCTTCACGAAGTCTTCTATGTCGAGCCTGTCTCCTACAGCGGCAGAGCTGGAGCTCGGCGCGAACTGGGAGCTTGTGAACACCGGCGGTCTGACCAAGCAGTACATCGATCACAAGAACATCCCGATCGCACAGATTATCTCTCTCGGTTAATTTGGCGGAATGAGAAAAAGGAGAGCCTGTATGAAATTGATGAGAAGAGACACCGAAACAACCTATGTTCCGGATTGCTTCATTTCAGCGTACAAGACGCTCGGATACAGCGTGGTCGGAGAGGAAGATCCCACTCCGACCGCTCCTCCTCTGGAAGAGCAGGAGCGGGTTGTAGAAGAAGCACCTGCAGAAACAGAAGAAGTAACACCTGCCGAGGAGATTCAGGAAGCGCCGGAGCAGGTTGTTTCCGAAGAAAAGAAAGAAACAGAGTTTGTTTGCCCTGTGTGTGGCAAGAACTACAGCCGCAAAGCTAATCTCGACAGACATATCGCAGACAAGCATTCCTAATCGGAGGTGCTGTTATGCCCTATATCACAAAAACATACTACGATGCCGAATTTCGCGGAAAGAGCATTCCTGCCAATGAATTTGACAAGCTTGAGGATATAGCTTCTGATGTTATTTACGAAATATGTCGTGTAAAACCGAACGAAGATGATATCCAGGATCCTGCTTTTATGAAGGCAGTCGCTTACGAGGTTGAATTCTTGCAGGAACAGGGTGGTGTTGATGCGATCCTCGGATTCGCTGACGTGCAGCTCAGCGCCGGCAGCGAACATCTCGGAGATTATTCGGTATCATCCGGCGGTAATTCCTCGGGTGCATCCGGGTCTTCCATTATCGTAGTTGACGGTATCCCTGTATCGTCTATGGCTATCATACTTTTGCGCCGTATGGGACTTATGTCCCGATGGGCATTCGCAGGTGTTGAGCGTGCCAAGCAAAAGAATTCTTCGTGATTCTGTAGTTCTTTTTAACTACATAGGCGAGGTTGATGACGAGGCAACATATGAGGAAAGTGTCATATCGCACTGCTATTGTATTGTTACCGAGGGCGCTGCCCTTAACGATCAGGGACGTAAGGGGCAAGACAGTGCACAGCTCTTCATCTTCGACAAAGGCACTGTGGTGACATCTACCGACGGTCAGACTAAATCTTATCTCCCGTATAGGGAGTGGGAAGTGTTGGGGGATAAGTCGGCTTTCTGGACACTCCATGACAACGGACGCGATTACTTTATCAAATCCGACGAAGGAGGCAGAAAGTTCAAGGTTACTGATTTCAGCCATAAAAAAGCCGGTTCTAAAAGAATGTGGCATTTTGAGGTGAATGCTAAATGAAAGCAAAAGTAAATATTGACACCCGAAAATGCGTAGGTAGATTCGGCCCCAAGTATTCCAAAGCACAGCAATTCCTCGATAACGAAGTCTTAAGAGATTGTACCCCGTATGTTCCTATGAGAACAGGTAATCTGTTTATGAGCGGTATTACGGGAACAAAACTTGGCAGCGGCAAAATCGTATATAATGCGTCATACGCCCGGAAGGTGTATTATGGATTAGGAATGAACTTCTCCAAGAAAAAGCACCCACAAGCGTGTGCGCAGTGGTTTGAGAAGGTAAAACCTCTCAAGAAAGCCCAGTGGATCGCTTCTGCCAGGAAGATTATGAAGGAAGGATGAAAATATGCCGAGGATATATGAAGCCGACGAAGTTATAATCGCGAAGATAATGCGAGATCATTTGAACAGCTGGCCTAAAAAGCCGGCTGTTTTTATGCTCGAGGATATTGACAAAGACGCGCCAAGCCTGATGATCCAGCAGCTTGCATCGGCGGAAAAAAAGCGTGTATATGTCAACGGTTCTTATGTTGGTGTTTGGAATTTCGCTGTATATATGAGAGTTGATGGCGAAGATACCGCTTCAAAGCTCGACGCTATTGCTTGCCTTAGCGAGCTATGCGATTGGCTGTCAGAGAAAGACAGCAACGGAAAGTTTATTAACCTTCCTACTATCAGCGAGAAGAAAACGCCTACGAATATTGAAATATCTTCAAGCCCGTCAATAGCTGCAAACTATGAAAACGGCGTCAAGGATTATCAAGTCCTTCTGTCGCTCGAATATTACTCAAGGAGGTAAGAATAAATGCCTGATAATGTAACCCCCAGCAACGAGCTGGTCATGCGTTACCAGTTCGAGTCCTACATGAAGTGTAGTGATGATGCTTTTCACCTTATCGGTGAGGGCTTTACAGCGTTTCCGCTTGCTCTGAATCCGAAAGAGTATACCAGGAAGTACGTCAGCGACAAGACAGAGCGTTCTGACGTTATTGGCTATGCGCCCAGCGTTAGCTACAGCTGTGATATGATCAAGGGCGATCCTTGTGTTCGGGAAATCGTGAAAATCACAAACAATGAGCTCGTTGGTAATGATACTCACC